CTTGGCACAGCGGGGCGTGGCAATGCGCCAGTAGGTCACGACGGTGTCGCGGCCCTTGTCGTCGGTGTCCTGGTAAGTGCCATGCCGGCTGGCAGGGCGCTGGTCGGACGGGAGGAAGACGGCGTGCTCAGGCTTGGTGCAGACACATGGCCACCAGCGGCCACGGATCTCGGGGAGGGCGGAATCGGTGGGGGTATCGGTGTCTTCGGGGCTCATCGGGTGTCCTTTCGCTTGAGTGTGATCTGTCCAGTCTTCACCAGCACGAGGCCGATGACGGTGCCTGCTGCCAAGCTTGCGGTCCACCAAACCAGTGTGACTGTCAAGGGGGTCATGCATCTACCCCTGATGTCGGGACGGGGTGAAGGTGGTCCACGCCGTCGGCGGGGGGCTTATAGTCCCTCGTTCTGAAGACGGTTGTGTCACCGAACTGGCCTGTCTTCGCCAGCATCGTGCTACCGGGGTAGCGGGCAAAGTAGTCCTTCACGTCGTCGGGGAACTCCTCGGGGATTCGTTGCTTGCTCACTGTGTTGCTTCCTCACTGCATCTCACTGTGGCTTGGTGGGCAGACTCAGCCACCGTCGCCATTCGACCTTCCTCGTCGAGATTGTTCTCCTCCCACAGCGCGAACTTGACTCGTTCGTCACCGTCCATCAACTCGGTGATCCGGTACTCTCGGGTATTCACTGTGCTGCCTCCTTCCTTGCTTCGTCTGGAGCGCCTGCGGCGCTCAGGGCTGACTTTCCGGCGGGGGTGATCGTCCAGAGCCATGGAACCCTGTTTCCCTTCACACGGTCACCTGGGGCGTCTCTGCGGGCCCGGCTGACGTAGCCGGCCTCCAAGAGCATCGCGCCGCAGCGGGAGAGAACATCTGAGCCGATCCCGAGCGCGGCGAGGAGCTGGGGGCCAGAGACATCTGGCCCCAGCTCTCTTACCTTCAGCAAGGTTGAGCCGGTGTGGGTCCAGCGTTGGCCGTCTCTCAAAACTGGTTCGGGCCTGGACGTCTTGTTTGGGATGAGGGCGAGTTGCGGTTTGAGAACGTCGGCGCCAGCCGGCGTGTCAACTTCGGGTTGACGGTCGGGCTGGCGCTGATCGTTGGGGACCGTACTTGTTTCCGGCTGAGTCTTAGATCGGAGGGCTACAGCACGGGCAGCAAGGATAGACAGGTCGCTATCGGTCAGCGAGTAGCCCCGGCAGTGGGTCATCTTGCGGCCCTTCGAGCCTTCGGCCAGCAGCCACATCTCACCGGGGTTCGGGAACTGGGATGAGTCGTACTCCCGGTAGGTCTCGCCGAGGATCATCGTGGTCCCTCGGGGGTCGGAGGCGAAAGCTGCTCGGAACTGGAACAGCTCGCGAAGATCGGTGTTCATGATCTGCGAGGACGGGCGCTGGGTGGTCAGGATGATGATGCCGCCGGCAGCGCGGAACCTCGCCAGCAGGTTCATGAGGGCCCGCTGGAATCCTTCAACGGCCAGGAAGGCGGTGAACTCGTCGATCACCAGCAGGTCGGCAACCTCGACGGTGGACCAGTCGACGGTGCGCTCCTTAGCACTGCGAAAGGTGCCGTAGATCCGATTCGCCCGGGCCTCGAGCGACTTCACGATCTTGAGGGCCTTTGCCAAGTCGGCGCTGTCGTTGGTGGCGAAAGAGTCCGCAGCGTCCTCCCATTGGGCGAAGCCACTTCCCATCTTGCCGTCCAAGATGTGGACCCTGACACGGGTGTCGAACATGGCCGCGGCGACGATCGTGTGCAGCCACCAAGACTTGCCGCTGCCCATGCCGCCGCCCACGAGGACGTTCTTCTCTCGCAGATCCATGACGACGGGGTTGCCATCCAGATCGACGGCGGCCGGGATGGGACCGAAGAAATCTGTGGTCTCACGGTCGAGCCACGGCCAGGGGAACGTCTCGGCGAGGATGTCACGGCGCTGGATTCTGGCGATGCAGCGGTGAGGCTTCAACCAGACGGGCTCGAGCTGGACGGGGGCACCCATGGCCGACGACACGCTGTCGACGGCCTTGGTGAGCTCAGGGACGTTGCCGCCGAGCTTGAAGCGGAGCACCAGCGTCGTGCCGGACTTTGTGGCCTTGCCGCCGATCGGCTTGGGGCTGATGCTGGGATCGCGGAATGTCTTCGGGACAGCGTGCGACCAACGCCACATTTCCCACTGCACACGGGGCGAGACCAGTGCCCGGAGGCGCAGGCTCAGGTGGTCGCGGGCGTGCAGCGCGCACCACGTTCCGGCGGCGAGGCAGCAGAGGCACAGGGCGACGACGGGAACCAGGCTGAAACTGGAAGCTTGATGCACGGTCGTAACCGAGGCGTGAGTACCGTGGACATGGAAATGCCGCAGCCACTCGCCGACCGTCAGACCAAACATCTGGTCGAGCATCGGGCGGGGTGGGGTGAGCATCACTCGGGATCCACCATGACGTGCTCGCCACTTTTCTCATCCCACTCCACGAAGACCCAATCACCCGTCTTGAGAATGAAGGCAGCGGGTCCGGTGCCCGCCAGCGTTGCCGGGGCCATGTTCAGCGCGTCCAGCAGCTCCTGCGCTTCCCGCAAAGCTGCCCGGCCCAGCGACAGACTCACTGCTGCGCCCGGCCAGTCGTGAGCATGAGCTGCCAGAGTTCCAGCGGGTCAACCGAGTACGCTTGGCCGAGTTCCCGTAGCAGGTGACTGCACACGTTCGCAGCGACGCCGTAGAGATCAACGTTGTCCGGGGTGAGGATGCTCGACATGTGCGGCGGGCACGGCATCTTGACGAGCGTGGCCGTGATGAGCTCCGTGAGGACGTCGAACACGGCTTGCGCCTTCGGATCGAGCTTGTCGCTCACTGAACTCCCAACTCCCTCGCACGGTTCAGGAATGCTGCCTTCGCCGCAGCGGGAGACAACGAAACGACAATGCGATTGAGAACCGAGAGGTCTGGCCGGGCAATCTTGCGACCGTACTTTATCGGGTCGCCCGCCATCAAGTCCCGCATCTCGAGGAACACGGCGATGCGATCCGCCAGTTCCACGCTCGGCGTTTCCATGGTGGGCAGACCGAAACGAGCGGCTACGGCGATGGTCATCTTGGCTTCAACATTCCTGTACCACTCCATCCCTGGCTGGCGCTTGAGCGGCGCGATGACATCGCCGAGGTACGCCTCAGTGGCATCGTGGAGCAGACCGATCTGAGCATCGGCGGTATCGCACAACTCCGAGACCAGAACCGAGTGCTGCGCGACTGAGTAGAACTCCCTAACGTGGCCCCCGAACCGGCAGACGTTCGAGAGGCCATGGGCAACATCCTCAAGGGTGATGGCGAACTGGTCAAAGGCGAGGATGTCGAACAGCTTGCCGGTGGCCGTCCGCATACAGGAACCGATGAGCGAGCCGCTGTTGTTGTCGTTCATGCTGCCCTCGTTGCCTGCAGGTGGTTCTCATCCCCGGCGCGCCAGACGCTGACGGTCCAGCCACGCTTGCGGGCGGCGTGCTGAGCGGTGCGGCGGAAACTGTCGACCTTCGCCGTGGAGTGGACGACGTGAGCGGTGCCGTCGAACCACTTCTCCCACGGGTAGCTGTCGTTGATGCGCTTGGGGAGCCGCCCGTTCATCAGGCCGTCGGCCACCTTGCCGCAGTAGTAGCAGCGCCCGTCGGTGCGGTCGAACGCTGCTGGTTCCTCGTGCAGTCCCCAAGGGCCGTTCTCGCAGCAGGTGCGGAGCGGGGGCCAGGACGGGAGCAGACGGGATTGGCTCACTGCCACGCTCCTGACTTCCTGATGGCGACGTGCGCCCGCTTCCACGCTTCGCACACCCGGCAAGGCTTACCCGCTTTCGTCTCTGTGTGCGGGAGCCCTTGAAGCGAGTTGAGCTCAAGCAACGACGCCAGCAGGTCGGGGGCCGCGGTGATGAGGTTCAGATCTGCGTCAGTCGTGTAGCTGCTTCCGATCAAAGCGACGAGGTCGTCCCCGTGAAGAACCATCATCCCGTCCCGGTGCCACGGTCCTGCTGTGGGCTGAGCGTCGGACACTCGCATCATCCCGCTGCCCGGGTCGCCGCCGACTGGCATCACGTTCGGCTCACGGGGGGTATCGTCGGGGGCGGTCATGAACGCTCCACCTCCAGCACCACAGGCACGCCGAGAAGCTCTGGGGAGTGAAGGAAGAACTGACTGATGCGATCAAAGGTGGATTCCTCCCACACGACCGCGCCGTCGACCTTGATCGCTACGCCGTCGGTCTCCTCATCCCAGAGGACGAACGTGATCCGCTGCGGGGGAAATTCGGGGCTTGCGTCTGGGGCCCGCGACTCAGAACTCACAGACTCACGGGGGCTTGCGCCGTGGGACCTCGGTCCCCGAGCAAAAACTCGAGCAACAGACGCAGCGGACGCGGTACCTGCTTTCGATGTCCGTACCATCGCCCCAGCGACTTCGGCAGCCCTCACAGGGAGTCACCCGCCTTCGGCTCCCAGATCCACGACTGGTGCCAGAGGTGGCGAGTCACCCGGTTGCGACGCTGGGGATCAGCCTTGCGGCCGTCGTCCAACGTCAGCGTGACAGTGTAGACGAAGCGGTCGGTGACTTCCCTGACGAGGACGGTGCGCTTGGCGTACGCCGTGCGACGCTCCCGCCACACCTCGCCAAGCTGGGGTTCGTGTCGCTGGGGGCTTGCGGCGGGGGATTGCTGACGGCTACGCTTTCTCACGTCCGGACCTCCTTGGCGGTCTGGGCCACGGCCGGGAGGTTCACGCCTCGCCGGCCCTTCTCATCTCACGGGATCTTACGCCTCTGTGCCGGATTGGGCAAGCCTCACTCTGCTCACGGCGTCCCCAGCGCTATCTGGCCGGGCAGGAGCGGCACCGGCTCATAGGCAGCATCGGGATCAACCAGCGGGAAGAGTTTGGAGCACGACTCGCAATGGTGGCGGGTGCCGTCGGTCGTCCAGCCCTCGCCGAGCAGTTCTGAGCGGACGCAGTCGAGAGCCTGCGCGGCGGTGTCGAACAACATCGGGCCATCGTCGGTCTGCCAGCACGCATCGTTGCCAAGATTGAGGTCGGTGCAGTGATCACAGCGGATCTGGTGCAGGGTGATCGCTTCGATGGTCACGATGCACTCCCCCTGCACAACTCAGCGATGAGCGCCTCCAAGGTCATGGCGAGGACGGCCCCCACGTCTTCCTGCTGATCGTTCCAACCCGCTAGTTGCCTAACGCCCGCCGATACGCGGAACACAGCCCAAGCCCCTCGCGCTGCTGCTGTCGGCCATGCCGCTCCAGGGGTTGAGGTGACAAGACAGACCTGACCGGTGTTTTCCCAAGGCTGATGAGGCACCCACATCTTCTCGGCCAAGGTACGTCTCGTCTGGCGGATGGCCTCCGCTACCTCACCGCTCATGTTCTATCCTGATTGTCCCCGACAGTTCCTCGCTCACGCTGCTCCCCTTTCGTTGCGGGTGGGTTTCACCGGCTCGACTCCGTTGCGGCCCTCGGCGACGTCATAACGCACGGCCAGGTGCGGCTTCGGTTGCGCCGCCGGCGGCTTGGCCTTGCGATCAGCCGACGACGTGCCAGCCCACACGCCAACGACGGCGTTGCCGCGGAGTTCCTCGCACTGCGCTCGCACGGGGCAGCGGGCACACACGGCTTTCGCCGCGGCGGTCTGCGCCTGGTCGGTGCCGCGGGGGTAGAAAAGCTGGGGATCCATGCCCTTGCAGGCGATGCGGTCCAGCCAAGCTAGGTCGGTCATGACGTCAGCCCAAGATCCTCTGAGACTCCCAGACGGCCCGCAAGCGTTCTGAATGCATGCGCAGCCACAAGGGGAACCACTCCATTGCCGAGGACTCGGAGTCTGTCCATCCGGGCGGGAGTCCGTTCAGCCAGTTCACAAACTGCGGGTTGAGCCTCAGGCACTCGGGCGAGCACTCGTGTCCATGCCTCAAAATCATTCTTCGCAGGAGGGAAATGGCCGAGCTCTCCCCATCCGCCGGCCAGTTCTGCACCGTTTCGGGCAGGGACGGAGAGCTGTTGCGCCGCGGAAGGTCGGAACCCTTCACGTCCCTCGCTGCCGGCGTCGGCCAACTGCGGGCGGCTATCGTAAGCGGCATTCCCGCCCCGTTGCCGTTCACGCCTTTCGCCTCCAGGCTCGCCCGGCGAGCCTCCCATTTCTCCACCGGCTCCCCGTCGCTCACCACGGACGCGCTCGGCGTGGGCCAGTTCCTTGCCGCTCCAGGCAACGAATCCACCGGAGCGTGGTTCTCCGCTTGGTACATCCGCTGTGTGGAATCCACTGCGTTCGGCGTGGGCCAGGACGAAGAGGCGTTCGCGTTCGTGCGGCGCGCCAACTTCCGCCGCCGAGAAAAGTCCTGCCTCACGCTCGTAGCCCATTGCTCCCAGGTCAGCCCAAACATCGTCGAAGGCGAGTTGAAGATGGCCACCGACGTTTTCGAGGAAGACGTATGCAGGCCGGCACTCAGAGACGACTCTTGCGACCTCGGGCCAGAGCCATCGGGGGTCTCGCTGGCCGAGTCGCTTGCCTGCGGTGGACATTGCGGGGCAGGGGTATCCAGCAGTGACGAGACCCACTCCCGCAAATGGTCGGGCATCGAACTGTTCCAAGTTGCCGCACCAAACAGGCGCTGGCTCCAAGGTCTCGTCTTCCATCCTCGCCAGGAGCACGGCCGCGGCGTAGGGATCGCGCTCGACACAGGCCACCAAGCGTGTCCGCAGTCCGGCGAGCCGCAACCCGAGCTCGATCCCAGCGGCTCCGGTGGCGAGGCTGAGGACGGTGATCGGAGTTGGCTCGGCAGCAGCCACATTCACACCCCCTCGCTCTCGGCCCACGATCGGACCCGCTCGACTTCGGCCAGCTCATCTTCGGTAAGTTCCGTCAGCGACGTCGGACGCACGGCGGCGGTGATGCGGCGGGCCAGGATCGCTCGGCCGAGCTCGCAGCTTTCGCAATCGCAGTCCGGCACTGGGCGGCCCATCGACGCTCGCCACATGTGGAGCTGCGTCAGCGTCATCGGCTCGGCCGGCTCGAGGTCTCCCGCCGGCAGTTGGAGCACCATGCCCGCTGCGATCCGCTGGCGCTCCGATCGTGCCGCCTGGAGGTCGAACGTGAGTGCTCGGATCTCCGCTGGGGATGGGGGCCATTTCTCGTTGCGAGCCCAGCCGAGCACCGCCTCCTGCGCCTGGTCGAACGGCAGGTCACCGAGAAGTGCGATCCAAACCTCGAAGCGTTCCTCGGACCAGTCGTCACGCCGGTACGTCGCACCCAGCACCCGGCAGATTCTCAGCGCCTCGTCGCGGGTCACGGTCGGTTCCTGCGGTCAAGCAGCCAGTCCCGGAGGCGGTCGAGTTCGTAGATGGCAAAACTCGTTGGCCAGAAACGGATCAACACTTTCCTCACTTTCCTCACGATGTCCTCCAGGGTTCGTCGGGTGCGGTGCCGAACGGATCTGTGTCGGCAGGGTTCATGCCCATGCGCCGGGCTACCGCGTCGGCATTGGCTTGGTTGGGGTCTCGGTGTGGGTGGTGGCCGTTGGTCAGCGCCAATTGCGCTCCCGGTTTGTGTGGTCCCCAGTCCTCAGCCTTGATGATCCAGTTTCGCCAAGCGGCGTCGGTGCTCTTCGTCGTTCGGCCCTTGTCAGCGGCATGGTTCAGGAATCCCTCAGTCGCTGCCTCTAGGTCGACGGTGGGGTGCTTGGCATTTGCCCATGTGGTGAGAGTTTCGGAAGGCGTCCAGTTTGTGGGGATGCCGCTACCTCGACGCTTCGCTGAAGCTGTGCCCTGTTCGGGCAAGGGGGGACCTACAAGGGGGTTCTGTTCTACTTCCCTTCCTTTCCCTTCCTTTCCTTTCCCTTCCTGAGCAGAAAATCCCGACTGCTCAGGACTTGTCCGGATTTGTCCGGACACAGCACACGTCAATGGGGCAATAAAGGACGCTGATTCATTCTTTATGCGCTGGTGCTTCGTCAGATTCGGAATCAGCAGTGCAGATCGCCCCGTTGTCGTCGCGACCGACTTGAGGAGTCCGACCAATAGCAGTTCCTCGATCAATTGTCCGATTTTGATGTGGGGACGGCTCGGGAACACGTTCATTTGGATCTGGTCGGAGTCATCCCATAGATAGCCCTCGCAGTCGGCGAAGCACCAGAGCCCGATGTAAAGCAACTCCGCTTCGACACTCAACTTGCAGACCTTGGCGTCGGAAAAGTACGAGGGCTTGACCGTGCGAATGCGGGCCATCAGCGAGCACCTTTCCGCATGTTGCACGGCATGCACAGCACCTGAAGGTTCGGGGGGTAGTTCGATCCGCCCTTGGAGCGTGGCACCCGATGGTCGATGGACAATTGCGAAGTGCTCCCGCATTCCCGGCACTGGTAGCCGTCCCGCTTCATGACGAGGCGCCGGATCTCTGTCTGCCCACCCCAGAGTTTCTTCGCCATCAAGATCAGGCCGTCGGTATAGTCGCTGTTCATGACGAGCATGGCCGCGGTCTCGAACGTGATGACCAAGCCGAGTTCTTCCAGTGCACTGAGGCCGGCCGATGTGTCGGGCTCGCTCAGGTGGCAGCGTGACGCCAGCTCGGAGATTCCAAGGAAGCGAACGAACCCTTCATCGTCGGCGTCATCGCTGAGGTAGATCAGGACCAGTCGGGGTAGCGGATCAATCTCAGAATCAAGCGCCCAAGTTAGGGCTCGCACGCTCATGAGTTCTCCGCGCAAGCCCACTGATACGCCGTCGCTCCCGCATACCCCACGCTCCCCGGCCCGAAAATCCAGAACGCATGCCAGGGGTTCCGCGCCGGCCAGCCCGACCCGTGCGAGCACCCGCACCGTCCCTCTTCGCACAGCCCGCACATGTTCATGAGGCAGAAGTCGCACACCTCATCCGTGGGCGCATCCCAGTCATGCGGCGGGTCCAGATTTCTCTCGCGGTGGTCGTCGAAGTGCCGCCACTCGAGAGACCCTGCGGGCGGTCCTTCAACGTTGAGATGGTGAGCCCAAGCGAGGTGATCCCTGAGTGCATCCTCAGTCCACGCCTCGCCGATGTGGTGGAAGTGCTGGAGGCCGGCCATCAAGCCCTCACCCCGGCCCGGTGGATCTCCCCCAGCTTCCCGGCGCTCTCAGCTAGCCGGATAGTGTTGCGAGTTCCGGCGCTCTCGCCGTCCCAAAAAACTTCAACCCGCTCGCTGTCATCGACGATCAGCCCGTTGCGGAAGTAGACGGCTTGGCCGAAGGTGCGAAACGACTCGTCACAGGGGACGTGCTCCCACGCCTGCCCCACATAGGTCTCCCTGGCGATGAACCAGACCCCATCGTCGTCTTGGCGAGGCCGGTACGAGACCACCGTGAGCCCCTGAGCCCTCGCTGTGCCCTCGCCAGCCTGGTCGACGCCGCGCGCCCCACTCGAGATCACAACGGTGCCGAGCGGCAGCGTGCCCACGTAGGCCATAACCTCTTCGAGGTTGGGATACCCCCTGCTGCCGACGATCGCCACCCGCTCGCCCATCAGGCCACCTCGCCCGGGTCAGCCTCAACATATGCCGCCTGCCACAGCAGATGGTCATGCGGAGTGGGCTCGTAGTCCCCGCTCAGCGTGGCCGCTTGGTGGGCCTGCACCGCTCGGCGAAGATCCCGGTACTTCCTGAAATCCTCGCTGCCCACCTGTTGGGCGTTCAGTTCGCGGAGTTTGGCCTTGACTCGGGCCAGCTCTGCTACCCGGTGGCGCTTCGCTTGGATAGCCTTCGCCCGCCACCGGTTGAAGTCATTGCTGGCAGCGAAGAATTCGGATTTCGTCTCTGGCCCGGCGTCGATGCACACGGATCGGTAGCTGTCGAGCTCGGCCTTGCGTTCGGCAAGCTGCGCGTCGATGTGCTGGATGTTCCTGACCAGCTCGTCTCTTGACGCTTCCAGCGAGGCACGATCAGCGACGGATGTTTCGGTCTGCTCCCCACGGGGGGTAAGATGATCCATGCGACCTCCCTATTAGGTCGATTGTGTTGAGGCCCTCAGACCTTCCGGCTGGGGGTCTCGCCATTTCCCGGGGTAGTCTACGCCGCTCCGCACGGCTCGCATAGGGGCTGGCAGACATGACCGGTGCCCCCCGTTCGGATCCAGATAGCGGGCCAGCTCAGTCTCAACCTCAGCTAGAAGGTCACGCTCAGGGAACCAGCGGCCAACGAGCGCCAGGGCGACGAACACGGTATCCGCCGCCTCTCCGACGACGTCGCCCTTGCCGAAGTCCCCGCCGCTGACGTGGCCGTTGACAGCGCTGGCTACCTCGCCCGCCTCCTCAGCCAGCTTGAGCGCCACATGCTCTACCTGAGCTTGAGGGAAACGCTGGACGTGGTAGGCGGCGATGGCGGCTTGGAGGCTCACGATGGATTCCCCTTGACGAACACCATGACCAACTCGGGGCCTGCCCGGTGATCGTTCTCGCCTTGCTTGAGGTGCCGTGTGGGGACCGGTTCGGTCAGGAGCCATTCAAAGCCGAGGCGCTCCAAGGTCGCCCGGTGCCACTCCGCTACGGGCTGAGGACGCTTGTCTCGGACGTGGTCCTTGATGTTGAGCACCAACCGGCCACCGGGGCGCAGCATTCGGGCAGCCTCAGCCCACGCGGCCTTGTGGAAACGACGATAGGGATCGCCCCACTGCATGGCCCCGCTGTTGTCGCGGTGCAAGGCGCGGCCAAGGTCGTGAGTATAGGACCGGCGGACCGATCCGTCCTGAGCGTTGTGATGATCGGCCAGCCTGTTCGCGTACGTTGGCGAGGTCGCCACCCCAGCGAAGGTGCCGCCAGCGAAGGGGAGGCACAGGGCGTTGCCCACGATAGTCCGAGGGTGCAGACCGGCCCACTCGGGCTCAATCTCAATACCCCACGTCTCGTGACCGTAGTCGCCAAGGATGTGGATGCGGCCCGTGCCCGCGAAGGGATCGAGGATTCGGTGACAACCCACGAGGTGGCGGCGCAGGACCGAGACGACCTCAGCCGGGAATCTTGCGGGGTGGCTGAACCCCCCGAGGTCAGGCTTCGTTATCACTCTCGGTCTCCGAGAACAGACTCGGCGTGTCCGACGCGTCGTCAGCGTTCTGCAAGTTGCGCAGGGCCACCCGGTAGTATTCGGGCTTGAGCTCCACTCCCACGAAGCGCCGGCCTCGCCGCAAGGCCCCGTAGCCTTCCGAACCGATGCCAGCGAAGGGGGAGAGCACGGTCTCGCCGGGGTTGCTCCACAGGCGGATGCACCGGTCGATCACGGGGAGTTGGAGCGGACAGAGGTGGAGCGTGTCATCCTCGGCTCGGGCTTGGGTGAATTGGAGCGTGTCCGTCTCCCGGATGCCAGTCCAAATCGGCCGGGCCCACTGAATCCATTCGTCGTTGGTCACGTCGGGCACCACGGGGACGGCGTTCTCGCCGGGGGCCCGAAACAGTAGGATGTAATCGGCCAGCGCCGGGCGGGACCATGACGAGTCCTTGTGGAGCTGGACGAACAGGAGCGCCTTGGCCTTCGTACGGATGGCCTGGAACTGGGGGTCCTTGTCGATGCAGACCTCGCCGTGGTAGATGAACCCCTGCTCAACAAAGTGGGCGATCATCTGGCCCCGGAAGTCCTTGAGGCCGATGATGCCGTCCTTGGCTTTCTGTAGGGCCACCTGGGAGACATGGCAGGCCACGAGTCGGCCCGGCATCGTGACCCGGAGCAACTCCTTGCTCACGAAAGCGAAGTGGCCCCAGAAGTCGGCATCCTTCCGGCAGTTGCCGATGTCGCGCTCGGTGGCGCTGTAGGTGTAGACGCTCATGAATGGCGGCGAGAACACGGACAGGGCAACGGACTTGTCAGGCAATGCCGCCAGTACCTCCGCTGAGTCGCCGTTGTAGAGCGCCCAGCGGTCACTCACGGCCTGGTCGATCACCTTCGGCTCCACGCTCACAGCCATGACGGCACTCTCACTTTCTCTCGGCCTGTGTAGACATCGTCGCCACCTTCCGGTCGCAACTCCGCACGTTCGTACTCGGCCACGTCCCGCAGGAGTTCTGCGGCCACCTCCCTCGCTTCCTCTTCCTTGCGGAGCACGTTGCGGTAGACCTCCTGCTCAGGCTCCGAGAGCACGATGCACGCCCGCACGGGCCGTTTCTGACCAAAGCGCCAGCACCGCCGGATAGCTTGGTAGTAGGTCTCGAACGAGTCCCCGATGCCCACGAATGCCATCCGGGCGCACCGCTGAAAGTTCATCCCGAACCCTGCGATCTGGGGCTTGGTCACGAGAACCCGGATCTGTCCGGCGGCGAAGGCCAAGAGTCGCTCGGCCTTCTCTTCGGGCGAGTCCGATCCACGGACCACCACGGCTTCCGGGATGGCCCGGGCGAGTGCATCCGACTCATCATTGAGCCCGCACCATAGGAGCCATTGCTCGGCAGGTTCGCCCACAACCAGCCGTTCCGTGGCCGCGACCCGGGCGTCAAGGGTGGCCTGTCGGACCTCGAGCCGCCCCGTAATGCCGCTGAGGCCAGCGGAGAAGAGTTGCCCGTCAGGTGCCCAGTCGGACACCACGATGACCGGCTCAATCCTCAAGGGAGGAAGGGCAAAACCGTCATCGCTGTAGCCGAGGTCCGAGGGCTTGCGGATCGTCATCCCCCACGAGGCAAGCCAACGGTAGAACGGGCGGCGAGCGTGGCCCTTGAGCAGCCATCGACGGTTGTCGTGGACGAAGAACGTTGCCAGCATTTCCGCTCGGCTGAGGGTCCCAAGGAACTCCGAGTGGTTGCCCAGTTCTGCCGTATCGTTCGGGGCTGGTGTGGCAGTGCAACACAGACGCCAGCGCATCCCCGGGAAGGTCTTGATGAGTGCCGTTCGGGTCTTAGCGTCGGCAGATTTCAGTATGGATGACTCATCTAGGACAACCGTATCGAATGCTTGGGGGTCGAACCGATCCAGACGCTCATAGTTGGTGATCGTCCACTTGGACGCCTCATCCTGATTACGGGCATACTTGAGTTCCAGCGTGTCCAGAACTCGGGCCTCGTCGATGGTTTGTTGCGCTACCGCAAGCGGGGCAAGAATCAGAAGCCGACCACCAGTGAGCCGCCCGTACTCCAGTTGCATGCGGGTCTTCCCGAGGCCGGTATCGGCGAAGAGAGCGCCGCGGCCCTTCCGCAGTGACCACCGGACCAGATCCCGCTGAAACGGAAACAAGCTCGGGTGAATGTCTTCGG